CAAAGAGGGGTTAGGGGAGATTTAAAGAGTGTTTAAATAGGCTTTAATTTTTTATCACGCCACCTGCTCAAACGGCTTAATCACAAAATCTTCCAAGCCTGTTTTAATCGTCACCCCTGCAATCCCTTTCGCCACTTCTGGCTCATTGAGCAACGCTTCTTTGTTGATTTCTTGCTTGGTGCGAATAAAGCGGTCAAAGCCCATACGTTGCAAGAATTCCATCACCGCTT